CGCAGGGTCATTGATTACGTGCTGTACGACAAAAAATAGCCTTATTTCTTGCGAATTTGGCGCAGAAACGGCTCAAATTGTTTTCGGGGATAGTTTTACGTGCTTACCACGTAAGCGGCTCAGAATGCAAATTTCGGGGCAAATCGGGAAAAGAGCATAAAAATACCCCAGCGGTGAAAAAGTCGAGCCGCTGGGGTAATAAGTGGAGACCACTTTAAACATTCAGTGATGCAAAGGTACGCTTTTCCTTTGAAACCACCAAATTATTTGCCAAAAAATTTCTTCCTCAACAAGTCATTGATAAACCGTGACTTGTTGGGCAATGCGTTGAGGAAAGGCAGCAGGTCGTTGTCTATCTGTATGCCAACCAGCTTGACCGTTGCGCCAGCACCCTTCTTCGTTCTCTTGATGTTTCTTCTATTATTCTCCATATCCGTGATTCTTTACTGGTTCTCTATTTACTCGCAAAAGGTTGCGCTGCTCGATCCTGCAATCCTTCGAGTACTTGCGTGGAGTGCCATCCTTCTTGCAGGTCTTGCCTTTATATACCAGGCAAGGCAAGGAGTTGTATTCGTAGCTTCTATGTGAAATACCCCAATCTTCAACCCTTATCGTATCGCGGATGTCGCTGATATAATCGCCAACCTTAACTGGGCTGTGTTCCGTGGCAAATTTCCTTGCCAGCATTACTCTTTCCTTCTCTGCCTTCACCCTGATTTCATGCAGGGCTTTTCTATACTCTTGTTCTGTCATTGTCTTCTGTCTTTTTTTAATTGTCTGTCCAACTTCGTTTTCATTCGGTTCATCTTGTGCTCAAGCTTGCCAATCTGCTTGTACGATAACCACTCCGGCTTGATGTTTAACTCCAGCCATAACTGGCGCATTTCCTTGCAGTGTCCAGCGATACTCGGGAAATAGAGGTGTCGCATGTATGGGTTGCGAAGGAAGTACTCGCAATCGGACAGTAAACGACCAAGCATCATGTATTTATGCTTTTGTCCTTCTCCTAGACTGACAAGCCTTCCATTGTCCCCGATCCACAGCATTGCGCCTTCTCCCTTCCAATAAAAGTCGAAAGCCTTGCTTACCGGATAATAATAACCATCGAGCACTGTGCCTTCCTTGATGTCTCGCCCAATCTCTCGCAGGCAGGTTCTTCCCCAGCTGGTCGTTACCTCGACCACTGCTTGTGCTGGTATCTTGTCGTATTGTTTCATATCTTGATATATTGTGCAGGGCTTGCGCCCTGCTGGTTAATAATTCTGTTGAAATTGTTATCTGTTTATTCTCTCAAAGCAATGTTCGGAAGGTGTATATATCTCCATGCCAGTCGCCCAGTTAATGTAAACTTTAAATGCCCCTACATTGCGCCCGAACGCCTTTGCTTGCATCATTCTTTGTTTTTTGTTGTCGAACTCAATTTCTTTTATCCCTACAACATTTCTCTTGCGGTCTTCCGCTCTTAAAAGTGCTAATTCCATAATTGTCTTATTTCTCGATGAACACCCTGATATTCTGACCTTTTCCGCTTCTGTTCCAGTACCAAGTGCCGTCAACTGAATAATCGACAGCCCCACCACTGCAAACGAACTCTGTACCTTCCCTATCCCAGTAGTGCTGACCTTTGGTTCTTACCTTTGCCAATGTCACCTTTACCATATTTGATGTATCCATATTCTTGTCGTTTTGTGCAGGGCTTGCGCCCTGCTGGTTAATACTTTTCTATCCAATACTCTGTAGTGAAGATTCCGAGAATTACTTTTTCAACCTTGAAATATCCTTCTCTTACCCAGTATACTGTCGTTCCCTCGCATTTCTTATAATGCTTGAACAATCGATTCAAATATTTCTCAGCATCATACTTGCGTGTTGATGAACTGAGAACCTCTGGCTCTGCTCCCTGGAACTGTCTCTTGACGTGATACATTTTTCTTGCCATGCTTTTATCTCCTATCTTTAATCATAAAGTTCTTTTAATCCGTCTCGCTCGTTAAGTTGGGCTGCAAGCTTATCGGCTTCTTTTATTTCTGAAAATCCGAACCACTTGTTTGAGTGCTCAACAACCTTGTCTCTTCCGTTGATTTCGGGTTTTACGAGTGCTACGGTGTGACTTCCGTAGTACTCGATTACTCTCCACACTTTCCAGTCGCTCATTTCTCTGTCCTCCCTTGATTACTTAGCATACAATGTTACAACCAATCCTCTTCTGAGTGCGCAGCGGCAAGCGTCCATACCTGCCTTCAATGCTCGCTTGATGAACTTGTTAAAAAGTTCTGCTCCGATGAGCTTCAAGATTCCGCTTACTCCTACGAGTGTGTTTATCTTCTTGCCATCCTCTGTGCGTCCGAAGACCTTAATACGGAAGTTAGAGTTGATGAACTTTGTAGTGAACTCTAAAATGTTTGAATTTGACTTTTTCATTTTTCTTTGGCTTAACCGTGTTGCCTAGGGCTGAAAGTTACCGAATATTTAAAGTGCTTATCTCTTAAACACGATGCAAAGATATTAATATTTTTCGGTTCTACCAAAACTTTTCCCGAAAGATATTAATATTTTAACTTTTATTGGCTGTTTATGTCGTAAGCACGGCTATTTTCGGTCGTTTTCGGTCGTTCTCGGTACGTTTTCCACGCTCTATATAATAATAACCTGCACGCATTAGCTAGAATGAATATAATCTAACTCTCATATCCCCTACCCCTTTTCTCTCAATGAAAAGTGTTCTTCGCACAAAAAAATGGGCAGAAAAACGCTCTCCTGCGCTTCCTGCCCTTAAAAAGATTTGATATTATGATTGAACCTATTGAACCCTCTTCTTGATGCGCTCCTTTATCCAGCAAACCGCAAAGATTGCCAGGAATAGTAATACGCAATCGCCAGCGAATAATCTTATCTTGTGCCATGTGCTCACTGGCTTCTCTACCTCCTTGGTCTTGTATCGGTTCACGTAATACTTGACCTTTACGGTGTCAGTCACGAGAACATAGGTATCGCCTACGATGGTGTCTGTCTTGGTCGTTGTCTTCCATCTGGTGGTCGTAAGATTGTGCCACCGCTCCTTGATTACGGTGTCGCCCTTGATGTACATCAGCACGCTGTCATGCTTGAATATGCTGTCGTACAGCCGGGTGTCCTGCCAGTGGATCTGTCGCTGGTTCACGCTGTCACGTCTTACGCTGGTGTGTGCGCTGTCGTGATACACCGTGTTATTTTGCGCTGTTTTAGCGCAGGAACAGCCAAAAATCAAAAGTGGGGTAATTATAAGCATGGCGAGAAATAACGCCACAGAACGCAAATTTCGCCCTTTTCTTGAATTTTCCATACTTTAAAACTTTAGACTGATGTGTTTATTACGCAAGCACCTTAATATTCAAGGCTTCCTTGGCTCGCTTCAAATACTTCTCGCAGGCTGCCAGTCCGTTGTACCCACCATTGATACGCTTGCGGATAGCCTTCAAGTTGTCTTGGTCTGCCAACTCATTGCAGCCGAAGGTGTCGAATACCCACATCGAGGATTTCGTTGCTCCCAGCGAACGCTCCAGAAGTTCGGGACTACCCACAACATCGAAGCCGCAATAATTGGAATATTTCCGGTAGTTGGCTCGCCCGGTAATCTGTATCAATCCCCTGCCCTTGTACTTCACGCCATCGCCCTGCTGGGTGTTGCCTAGGTCTTTCCTGCCCTCGTAGGCTCTGCCGCTTGCCAGTTCCTTAGTGTATCTCAACTCTCCGCTTTCGTGGGCAATCTGTGCGAGATAGTGCGCCATCCTTAGTGGGGTATTGATGTGGAAATGCTCTGCCCATCCGTTGATGATTGGAAGGTAGGTGTCTGCCCTGCTGCCTGCATTCGGCATTACCTTTATAAGTTGCGCTCTAGTTATCCTCATTATCTCCTCCTTTCTTCCGCTCTTCCTTCATTATCTCGACAACCGCCTTCGCAATTTCATCCTTATTTTCAAGGATCACCTGCATCGTGCGGTCTTGCTTGCGTATCTCTGCCTTCTCGTATGCCTTCTCCCGGATGCTCTTAAACTCGCACATAAGCAGATACACCGTCCATGCGATAGCGAACATAGGGAAGGGAGAGATAATACACGTAGCCACGTCCATAAGCGAAGCGATACCGAATGTCGGGAAATACTTCTTCGCCTTGTCGCATGTTTTCTTCAACCCAGTTGACGTTCTTGCAACATGAAGTTCCTTCGCCTTCTGTATGCCTGCTATCAGGTCAATTGTCATCGCTATCAGAATTGTAGCGAAACAGATAAAAATTACTAGGGCGCACAGATATAGGTGGTGCACCTGAAAATCGTGAAATACTTCGCTCATATCAATTTATTTTTTTGGTTATTCCAATTTCTCCCAGTCAATGGTAACACCCTTCCCGATGATGTCTGCCGTCCACCTGCAGAATGCCATACCCTCGTATCCGTCAGGATCACTGGCTACGGCAATAGCATACTGTACGCAGTCGCTCTCGGTCTTGATTACCTTCGGGTAGAAGTCCGCATAAGCCATATTTGCCAAATAGAGAATATCCCCGAGGGTCGTGCCCTTTGAGATTATCTCGTTGTTTGTCGCAAGCCGGATTTCGTCTACCGTCCAACGGTGGCTCGTTCCGTCTACGTTCTTCATCTGCTCGCTTGCCTTGATTGCTAGCTGCTTCGTGAAATGGTAGCCGTGCTTGGCAACGTATGCCACATATCCGCTGGCTCCCATGAGTGCCTTTGCTGCCTTCTCGTATGGTAAGCCGTGGATGATGTCGCTCTCTTGGTGCTGGTGTCGCTCTTCCTCGCTGTCGCAAGAATGGCGCATAACGATTATTTTCTTCATTGTGCGCCCTCCTATCCTAGTTTGTCGAGTAACTGTTTAACCATGCCACGAATGCCGCTTATATCGCCCTCAAGTGCCTTGAAACGCTTTTCGGTTTCCTGCTTTTCCTTGATGGCTGGGTTCAAAGCTGCAAGAAGTTCCTCGCCCTTGGCTTTTCGCTCCTTGCTTGGCTCGTATGCCTTGATTATCTCATCAGCTTCATTTACCAATTTCCCAACTTCGGGCAAAAGGTCTGCCTTGTCGGTTGCCAGTACGGTTTCGCCTGCAAAGGTAACTCCGAGGTGTTCGGGTATGGTGTAGATGGTCTGCTTTCCCTCCACCTCGATTGTTACGTCTCGCATTGGCTGTCCGTTGCTGGAAATGGTTGCGATGCCAGTGTTGATGTGCGGCTGGTTGTCTACGACCTTGCCTTCCTTAACTTCCACAGTCTGCTTGTCTAGCAGATAGACTGGGTGATTTCTCTGTATATTCTTAAATTCCATAATGCGCTCTTTTTAGATAATTCGATAAATAGACAAAAAGGGGTCTCACTGATAGAACAGCGAGTTGCCCCTTGATAGATTTTGTTCAGACCGCCTACGCACCAGTGGTGGTTGTGGTGGTCTTCAACGCTGCAATAAGTTCAGCGTTCTGTCGCTGCTGGCTCAACTCCAGGCGTGCATCGTTGTACCGCTGCTGCAAATCCTGCTGCCAGTGATTGTTAAGCACATCGATAACTCGCTGGGTGTTGTCTTGGTTCGAGCGGATGATGTCGCACTTGTCCTGCTGAAGCTGGAAACCAAGTGCCGAGAAGCCTCGCTCTATGCTGCGGTTGTTGAAATCGAATCCTCGCTGCATTGAGTTCTCGATGTTTTTCTGCCCCAGCTGGTTGTCGTAGCCCATCTTGATGATGTTCTGCTGGGTCTGGCAGCAGCAGTCCTTCAGTGCAATGGTCATCTGCAAGTTACCCTGCGAGACAGCATTGATTACTCGCTCTGCCGAATAACCAACTTGTCCGCTTATCTGCTGGATGCCTGCCTGAATGCCGCAAACAGAAGATTGCAATGCGTTGAAGTCGCAGTTCAAGTTAGCCGCCAGCGTCTTCAAGTCCTGGTTGTTGCCCTGAATTGCTCCCATCAACAAGTCGCTGTTGTGGTTGTCGCTCATCTGAGTGCGAAGGCTGTCAATCTGAGACTGGATTTCGGAACGCTGAACGTTGCCGTTCTGTCCGTTCCAGCCATCACCGTACATGAATCGGAACATTCCCAGCATCATCATGTAGGCGAATGGGTTGTTCCAACCTCCACCCATACCACCGTTCATTGCTGCCAGCATAGTCGCTGGATCATTGTCTCTACCTCTAGCGAGCAAGGCTGCTGCTAGGTTGTCATTGCCACCGTCCCCAGTGCAATAAACTTTCTCGATTGTGTCTGCCATAAAATTTTGAGTTAATTACGTTACGGAAACCAAATATTGGAATCCGCTGCAAAGTTACTCTGATTTTTGGCTCGCTCCAAAAAGTTAGTACACTGGTATTTATCGAATTATTGTCAAAGAACGCTTTTGGTTATTTTCTTTTTGTTTCTTGATTAAACACAAATCGGCTCAACGTCCTTGTTAAGAAGGGTCGCTTGTGCCGTGGCAAGTCGATAAACTCGAGACGTGCTGAGATAAGTGTAAGCCATCTTGCAAAGATGTCTCACTGCTGGAACGGTGCGGTTTAATACGGTCGCAATGGTCGTTATGCTGAATCCTGCGTGTATCATCTGCTCAACGACCATACATCGTGTCATCACGAGGTTTTCTGCTCTCGACTTGCCGAGAACATCTTCTCTCGTAATGCTCAACTCTCCGTTCGGCAGTTCAATAGCGCAACACTTGATTACGTTGTCTATAACTCGCCATAGTTCTTTCTCCTTGTCATTCATAATAAAATGTTTTAATCGTTCCCTAACATAGAATCAATCATTCCATCAATGGCTTCATCGGTCATACTCTTCTTAATAGAAGGATCTGCGCCAATTGACTTCATCATCATCGCTACCCAGGGGTTGTCACTCTCCAGCGTGGATTGTATCTGCTCCTTGTATGCTTCGTGAAGCTCGCCCGATTCCTTAAAATCCAAAAGAACCGTGCGCAAGGCTTTTACAGCGTAGTTATCCACCAGCAGGGGATTGTCCCTTGCCGATGATAATTTAGTAAGAAGCACAGCCAGTGCTTCATGTAATTGTTTCTTATTCTTCTTCATATTGTCTTACTTTTAAATTTCTAAAGTCAGCGACTTAGAGTTCAAGTTTACCACCACAAGCATATCTTCTTGAGGTTTTAGTAACTCCTGCTTTAGGAGTTACTGGTTTTGCTCTACCAGTACTCTTTATCTTTCCATAATTCCTTTATCTTTAAGTGTAAATAAAATATCTGCTATAGTTATAAATAAATCATTATTTTTAAGTGTTTCTGCTTCTTCAGAATATAGACTTTCTAATAAAGGATGTGATGTTAAGTGTAAACCATTCTCAGTAGCTTCTAAAGCAATGTTAATATCACCAGCTTTAAATCCTATCGTATTAGGATCTGGAAACACTATAAATGCAGGTGCAGTCCCTGATATACCTTTATGTTGTATATATGTTGTTCTAATTTTATTTACTGTTAGATTAGTTATGTTACTAACATTAGATGTTCCCTTATCATACTTTACTATCTTTCCAAGTAAATGTTTTAATCCATTTAAATCTAAAAATTTCATATTAATTAATTTTTAAAATTATTATTAAGCAAATAATGCATCTATTTCTCCTGTAGTTATTGCAGAGTCTGCTGTAGCTCCTGAAGATATACCATCAAGCTTGGACTTGTATGCTGAAGTGAAGTCGTGGGTAGAAAGTCCCTTTCCGCTTACCACGTCAACCTTCTTTGATAGAGCTACATTTACGTCTGCCGTCTTGGCATAAGGCGACAAGTCGTAGGTGGTGTTCGTGTCAGTCCATGGAACGTTAACGTATGCCTTCTCTCCACTCAACTGCACTGGATAGTTTCTTCCGTTGGCAGCATAGCCTACTTGAATACCTCCTCGTGTGCCATTGGCTGCAAGTGGAAGGGAATAGTTATTGGCGCCGTCTGCAATTCCATCAAGTTTATTCTTGTCGTATATAGACATGAAGCCTGCCATATTTGATGTGGCATCTTCAAGTTCTACCTCTACAGTATGGTCATCATTTATATTAGAGAACCTTATACACTGCTTTAGAATTTGTCCTTGTGGTGTACTAGCGAGAACGTTTTTGTCTAATATAATTCCACGAATGTTAACTACCTCACTCTTCTTAGCATAATCTGCAAGGTCTACTGTAGCACGGAAGTCTCCGAGTTTCTCCCATTTTGTCGAATCGTACGCTGCCGAAATGTCTCCAGTGTAGACGTACTCCGCATACTTATTGTTGGCGGTATCGGAATCCTTTACGAGGTAAATGTGCCGCTTGATGTTGCTCGTAGGCAATGCGGTCACTACCTCTGCCACCGTGGTGTCGAGGTTGCCGAGGTTGGCAAGTGGCACGTTGCCGTTGGTATCGAGACCTGCGATTCCACTCTTGCCGCCTACCTCCTTGACCGAGCCGTCTGCCATCAAAACTTGGGTAGCAGTGCCACCAGTCTTCACGATACTTATAGCTTGCATTCTATTTTCATCAACATTGAAAATGTGTATAGTCTCATTTTCATTACCACTTTTTGATACATCTAGTTGTTCACCATTAATTATATAATGTAAACCACTTTCAGGACTAATTTCACCACCTTTGTTGCTAAAAAAAAGGGAATTAGCCCAGTCCTTAATCTTCTCCCAGAAATAGGCTAAGCCTATTGCGTCTAAAAATCGCATAATCTATTGTTTTAAATTGTTATTTACTAGTAATATCTGTTATCTGTTCCTCCGTGATTGCTGGAGGGAAGTCCTTCGTCACGATGTCGGTCACTCTGTTTGAAATATCCTTGTAGATGTCCGTGCCGAGTTTTTTTGCTGTCACGCTGCCGTCTCTGATGTTTCCAGTTGATATACAGTCCTCGGTCAGATGGTCGTGTTTGACCGCTCCCGGTTGTAGTTTATCTGAGGTCACACAATTGGATGCTAGGTGTCTGTTCTTTACAGAGCCATCGGCAAGCTTCGCTGCCGTTATCGCCCCATCCGCAATTTGCGCTTCCGTTATTGTTATCTTGGCGAGTTCACTCTTGATAATCCTAACGACTGCATCGTTCTCCAGTTTATCGTCCATCATGGCAAGCATCCTGCTTAACTCGACAACGATGTCGTAAATTTCCGTGCCGACACGCACCGCTGTGTTTTCTCCAACCTGCGTTGCATCTCGTATCAGCTCTGCCATACGGAGCATTTTTTGAATATCCTCGTTCATGTCTTATGTGCTTTTATTTGCCTATTGCGTGAATGTGTGCCCTTGTTCCTCGCTGTGCCTTCACTTCTCCTTTCGAGGTGAATGCCTTGAGATATTCAAGTGCATCTGATAAATATCTTTCTGCCATGTCCATGATGTCGTTGTATTGCTTGTTGTTCGACAAATCTTGAACATGGTCTGAATAATCGTCTCTGTGGCGCATTCCACCTGCTCGGCTTATAATTGTGCCATCGGCACGAAAAAGTCTCGCATACGTGAAATAAGCGAGTGCTTTGCGTATTCCGCTGGTGTACTTCTGCACCTTGGTTTCGTCTTGGCTGCAATCGCCCTTCTTCTTGGTGGTGTATTCGCCACCGTCCAGGAAAGTTGCAGGCTGGAAATCGGTCAATACGGAATCGCCCCACTCTCCCTGCTCGGTCGCTGCCTTGAACCGCTCCCACCCGATGGCTGGTATGATGTTCGCATCTTCGCATTCCCGAATGTATGCGTTCACTTCATCCTCATCTAGGTGTGTGCTGGTCGGTCGTGCCAGTTCTCGGAACTGATCAACCGTGATAAGTTGTTTTCTTTGTTCTCCCATAGGCTCAATCAATTAGTCTATCGTGTTGTTCCCTGCCACCTCGCTGCTGATATACTTTAGCGGCTGTAGCTTGGGGTCTAGGTTCTGAATGGCTGGGTCGTGCCAATTCTCGAAAATCTTCTTGAAGGCTCGCTCGATGAAACGCTGCTCGGTTGTCACTTCGCCTGCATAGTATTCGTAAGCATCCTGCATCACTTGTCCGCTGAATCCCAGCTTGCCAATACGGATGGAGTAGAAGAGTTCTTGATGGAACTGTGCGTAGATGCGTTCAATAACGCTGCTGTCGGTCACGGAAAACTCCTTGTCGAAGTTTTTTGTCGGGAAGGCGACAACCTTCGGTTCGTCTTCCTCGTTCTCCACCTCTACAGCTAGAATCTTCGCTGTGTTCTCGTCCCCTTGGAACTGCAAAAGGTCTTCATCGGAAATCATCTGTCCGCTCTCCACCTCTTCGCCATTCTCATCGAACTTTGGAACGCCCTTTTTGGTTACAAGCATACACGATACGAGGAAGTTGTTGCGGACGTTTCTCATCTTGACGTTGCCCAATCCCTCATCGGTCGAAATCTCAGTGATGGCTGAATCGTAGCTGGCTGTCGGATAAATAAACTGTCCGTCTAGGCTCTGCCACAGAATCTGCCCCTTGTAGCTGTCGATGCCTCCTGCGTTCTCAATCTGTTCAAGAACGATGTCGGGGTCGGGATTGAAAATGTTGATGCGTTCAATAGTCTTGTCGTTCACCATCAACCGCTTTCCGTTCCTCGTTTTTTTCTGCTCCCAGTCGGGATGCAGCAAGACGTGCGCCACGCTCCCCTTGTCGTCCGTCTCTTCAAGGCGGCAATTTTCAAAGGGTACGTGGCTCACGCTCGACACCTGCCCTAGAACGTTGTAGTTTACATGAAGGGCAAAGCCTCCAAAGCGTGCGAGGTCTTGCGCTACGTTCCGGAGCAAATCGTCTGCCGTGTCCCCCTGCGGGTTCATCGCCAACGATGCTAGAATGTCGCTATCGAAGCCGTAGCCCTCAATAAATCGGGCATATCGGTTAAGGCACAGCATTGCCGTACCGCTGGCTTCCGTGATGCGTGCGAGGTTCTGCGGATAAAGATTATCATATCCGTATGCCTGCATCTTGAATCGGCTGACGTAGCCAATATCAACTCTTCGCTTTGGCTTCTTAACTGTCTTAACGTTCATATTGCTTGTGTCGTTTTACTTGTTGTTTTACTCTTCTTCCTTGCCTGCTTTTTCGGCTTGGTCGAGGTCTTTCTTCTTGTCGCTGCCTGCTGCTTTTTCGGCAGGATCTTTCCCGGTGGTATCATCTGCACCGCTGTCGCTGCCTGCTGGCGGCTGCTTGTTCTCGCTGCCTGCTGGCGGCTGCTTGTTCTCGATGAGTTCATCGCTGGGTATCTTCTGAAAGTAGCTTTCCATGTGTGGGTACTTCGTCAGATATTCATGCGCTACCTTGTCGGTCAGGTTCTCATTCGTGAAAATCTTACCATGGTAGAAATCCGGGCAGGAAATGATAAAACCTGCCTTGAGTGCGTAATTACATGTTTTTGGCATTGCCTTTTCTTTTTTGAGTTTTAGATAAATTTCAATCAAAGCATCGTGGTAACACTGCTGGCAGGTTGTCGGTACAAACCGCTTGCGTGTTACCTCGAAATATAGAGTTTCTATAACTGCCTTGTCAGTTGCATCAAAGGGACTGTCGAAACGTGCCTTCAACTCCTCGACCTTGGCTGTTGCTTCCTTGTATGTCATAGGCTACGCTGCTGCTTCCGTCAGAAGGCTCTGATACTTGGCTGCTGTTGTCTCGCTGTCGGTGTCAAAGAAGAAGTAAGCTGCCTTTGGTACGCTCTCCTCTTCCAGCGTGATAAGCCAGCCGCCCTCGGTATCGTCTGAGTACTTGTCGTTCTCGCCTGCGCTTGCCTTCAGTGCCTGCGCATATCCGAATACCTGATACTCTGCCTTTCCGTCCGTTCCCTTAGAGAGGTTGCGAAGGATGATAACGAACTTTCCGTTCGCCAGTCCGTCAATGATATTTGCGCAAACGTCAGGTGTGTTTGCCAATACAACGACTGCTACGGTGTTCTTCCAGCTGTTGCGATACGTGCCAACGGTCAGCTCGGTCTTCGTTCCGGTGAATGGCTTGCTGCCTTCCTGCCGGATAGCGTATGCTTTCTTGCCAGTCTTCAAAACTAATGTTTTAATTATATTGCCCGCTACAACGGACTTGGTGAAGTCGATGTCGTCTCGGTTGATGATAAGTCCATCGCCCTCCAGTCCCTTTGTTACTTGGTCTTCGCAAGGGATGATGATGTCCTGAGCGATAAGGCTCTCGCAAGTTGTTGCCATATTAATTCGTTTTTAATTGTTATATCCCCAACACCGTTTTGTGGGTGTTGAGGATTGTCAAAATAACTTAATACTAAACTGAAAATTTGGAGCGATTAGTAAGCTGCATGGATCATGTCCTCTTCGAGGAGAGCCGTGCCAATCTTACCGGTAGCATAGAGATAATTTCTGCGCTCCTTCTGGTCGAACCAGATGTCGAGGTCGCTAATGAGTGCATCGGCATCAGTGCCCACCATAAGGTGTTTAGGGTTACAGAATACCGCACGGTGTGGAAGGTTGACTGTCGTCTCGCCCTTCTCGTATGCGTTAATCATTCTATCCCAGATGCCGACACGAGCAATCTTCACTCCGTTGTAGGTCGCTACATCGAAGCCATCGAACACCTTCTCCCACGGCATAATATCGTGGTAGGTCTGCTTGATGTCGTAGGTCAATGCGTCAGCAAGCGAGCGTGTCATAAGCAACACTGCATCGCTATCGTCAATGATACGTGTGTCTACGTCCATCAAGATTGCGTCTACGACTGCTGTAGCTGCACCCTTCTTGCGTAATGCTGAAACCTGCGCTGCTGTCGTAGCCTCGCTGTTGGCTGCGATGGTGGTATGGTTCTTTGCTGCTGTAGCTGTAAAGATACGCTTGAACAGACCGTCACAAACGTTGAACATGCTAACGTCCGACCCTGCTGTCAGCTTGCCGCCACCTGCACCTGCCAATGCTGCCGCCTTGTCGCCAAACCATCCGAAACGCCAAATCATCTGCTGCATGGCTCGCTGGAGTGCATCGGTGTAGATGGTCATGAAGTCGGTGCTGGTAAGGTCGCCAATAGCTGTACCAGTCTTAAGGCTGTATTCTGCAATTGAACCCTTCAATGCTTCGTAGCAAATCTTGATAGGAATCTCCCACTGTCCGAGTTCCCAACGCTTCTGAGAGTTGGCGATACCCTTCTCTTCATAGGTAGGGTCGCAACCGCCACCTGCCTTACCGACCATTTCCATCTCACCGATAAGTGCGATTGGATCATTGTTCTTGACCTTCATGATGTTCACGAATGAAGAAAAGTCCTCATCTTGGTAGAAGGTTTCCTGCACGGCATCCTTGATGCTTTCGAGGTTTTCCGGCTCGAGTTTAAGGTTCTCGAGCTGCTTTTTTGTAAATCCTGCCATTATTTTCTTATGATTTAATGGGTTAATACTTTGTTACTTCTTGCCCTTTTTGTGGAGCTTTGCAAGTCTCTCCTTGATAGCGTTCTTACCTTCCTCGACTGGGTTCACGTTGTCGCCTGCGCCCTTACCGCTTGGCTGTCGCTGTGCAGGCTGGTAGTGGCTGCTGTAGCCTGCCAACACCTTCTCAGCACCGCCTGCCATCTTCACGGCATTCAGGATGCGCATGTCTTCCTTGCTCTTTGCGAGTTTCTGTGCGCCTGCCAGCTGTGCCTTGGTGTCGTTCAACTGCTGTTTGAGTGCTGCTACCTGCTGCTTCAACTTGGCTACGGTTTCGTTGTCGGTGCTTGATGCGCTGCCGCCCTCACCGCCTTCATTGCCTTCATTGCCTTCACCGCCTTCATTGCCTGCGGTCTGAATGTCGGTAATTACACCGTCTTCGACAACAATTGTCTTACCGTCCGGCATTTCAAACGTTCCGTCCGGACTTGCCTTGTCGCCAACTTGTGGATCTCCCTCTTCACGCTCAACGGTCAGTGTCTGTCCGTCTGCTGTGTTGAGTTCCATCGCCTTTGGCTCTGCCTTGGCTTGTGGCTCTGCCACCGCCTGCTCTGCTTCCTCCAGTGTCTTCACGCCCAACTTTGCGAGAATCTTGTCGAGGAGAGAAGCCTTTACTTCTGTCTTTTTCTCCATTGCTTTTGGATTTTGTTGTTTTGAATTAATGAATTGTTCTATGTTGCGTTTCGATGCGCTTGCGCTGAGTGCTGAAACGGTGCTGCTGATAAGACCTAGGCGCAAAGCCTCGCTGGTATTGATGAAGATGTCCTTATCCATCAAGGCTTGAATTTCTTCCCGGTCGCACTCGCACCGCTCTACGTATGCGTCCACCATCTTATCCTGCCACATCTGCATTTCCTCGCTCTGGTTCTTCAAGTCCTTTGCGTTCAGCTGGTCGCCCAAACACCAGCCGGGAACCCATGGGTTGTGCAGGAGGAAGGCAGCGTTCTCGTATGCCTTGCGGCTCTCCTTTGGTGCTGCGAGCATGATGATTGTTGCCATGGATGCTGCCTTGCCCTCAACGGTGCAGGAAATCTTCTTTCCGCTCTGCCGCAGTCGGTCGTAAATCGCCCAGCCTTCGACCACAGAGCCGCCATTGCAGAAGATGCGCATGTCGATGCTATCATCGTCTTTCGGTATGCTTGCTGCAAAAGCATCTATATCCTGAAAGCAGACACAATCGCCACCCCACCATTGATACCAAAACTTGTTGTCTTGGCTGTCGATGTCGTTGTATATTCTGAGTTTTGCCATTGAATCGTGATTTTTTAAGTTTTAAAACGCTGCAAAGATACGATATTTTTCGATATGTTTATCTCGCAAGCAGTTAATTTTTCTAAACAAGCCGTAAATTTGCGTTCTAAGCTGCTTTTATTACCTTGGGTGTATAACTTTACCAACTTCGACTAAAAACCGCTCAGAACGCAAATCTTGATGAAATAACAACACCATTAGAGCCTGCCGATATTCTCTATCGTCTGCACTCTCCGCTGCGTTCGGTTTATCTCTTCCACGCTCACTACTGGCTGTGGAGCCATCTGATACCCTCTAGCTACAGCTGCCGCCAGCATATCCATGCCGATGTTGCTGCCTCCGTTGTTCGCTACGATAGGAACACCACCGCCTAGCTGGTTGAATGCGGATAATATAGGGCTGAACATCGAAGTCGCCTTGGCGGTCATTACGCTCTCGCCATTGGAAAGCCTTGCCGGGATGCTGTCGCTAGTTCCAGTGCCCGAGCCTTGGACGTAGCCACCAGTGGAGAAGCCCTTGACTGCTGCCTTGGCTGCTGCAAACGCTGCCTTGATTAAAGCAAGTTTGGCTGCTGCACTTGCAACTCCTGCCCATCCGCTCTTTGCAATGCTAGTTGCAAGAATTTCCACGTAAGTCGCAGTCATCTGCTTCTCTATCGCATCTAGGTAGGTTGTCAGCATGGTTTTGAGGAAATTATGGAAAGTCAGATCCTGGCTCTCGAAAAACGCAGCCAACCCATCACCAATTGCCAAGATATAATCGGCTATCATTTGGTTCTGTTCTTGAAGTTTTTGTTGCTTGTTTTTGTTTTCGTCAGCTTGCAACTGCAAAGTCGTATCGTGTAGTTCCTGCTGTAGCTGCTTCTGTGCTTCAACATTCTCTTGGGTCATTGCCAGCTTCTGCTCTAGGAAAGCCTTGTATCTCTCCAGCTTGGCTGTATCGTCTTCATCTCCAGTGCCACCGTTCATGATGTCCGCATCCTTGCGTGCCTTCTCTGCGTTCTCGAACTCCTTGTTGAGTTCGTCCACAATCTCCTTGGCTTGATTCTTCAAGTCTGCTTTCGCCTTTATCATGATGTCGAGTAGTTTTGCCTGCATTTCCTGCGCCTTTTCCGCTCCGATTTGCCCTGCCGCCACGTATGCGTCAATGCTTCGTGCCACCATGTTCTTCTCCAGCTGTTCGAGGTCGTTGCTGTAGTCTCGGTCGTTGCTGTACATGTCTGCGAGGTATCGCTTCTTTGCGTCCATTACTTGCTCGTTGTACTGAAACTGGATAAGTGCAATCTGTGCCTGCAATTCTTTCTCCTGCTTCTTCCTGCGCTCTGCCTCTGCCTTTGCTTCCGCTTTCTCCTTGGCTATCTGTGCCTTTGTCTTGGCAGTGCTTCCCTTGGCTGCTGGTGTCGTTCCCTTGTTTCCGTTCGTTGGCTCGCTGCTGGTCGCTCCACCGTCCAGGTTCGCAAGTTTCAGGTGGTTCAGTCTTCCATGGACGGTGTTCTCGAATCCGTCTGCGAATGAATTGCCTATCTCGATACCAGCGTTCTTGATGTCGTGCCATGCTTCCTTGATAGTGCCGGTAATGTCGAATATCTCCTTGAATCCCTTCTGTGCCTTGGATAGGTCGAAAGTCACGATACCTTCGAGAATATCAAGCATGCCCTTGGCTGCAAAGCCCATCCTCTTGAATGCGTCTATTCCGAGATTGCATACGAGTTTGATTGCGTTCCACATCAAGCGGAAACTTGTGCCGAGCGCATTGATTATCCCTCGCAACAGAAGGCTCTCATTGTACCAGTCAATGAAGTAGTTGATAGTATTGAACAAGCCTTTCATTATCTGGATGAGAATCTTCGTGCCGAACATCTTGCCCTTCTCGATCATCTCCTCGAATCCGTGCTGGCTCATATCGAACATTGACGAAAGGTAGCTGTTCAGTTCCTTGTGCAGCTTGATGTTCTCCAGCTGCGTCTCTCCCCACTCTCCGGTCTGCTTCTTCACTTCGTCAAGGCTGGTGCTCATCGTATCTAACTGCTCGATAAGCTGAATACCTGCTTGTGCTCCCTGCTTTCCGAAGACGTTTTTCATAACATCGCCCACCTGCTGGCTGTCCGCTCCGAAGTCCTTCATCTTCGTGCTGACCTCTTGGATAACATCGAATGTACTCTTCGTGCCGTTGGCTAGGTCTTGCTGCACCTGCTTTGATGAAATGCCGATAGCGTCAAGGCTTGAAGCCGTTCCGCTGCTCATCTCACGAATTTTCTTGCTAGCCATATCGATGATGTCGAGACCCTTGTCGCTGAAGATACCGCTACGTGTCTGCTGGATGATAGCCACCATCTGGTCTGCCGATATACCTGCATCGTGGAAGGTAGGCGCATATTGCTGTATCTTGTTGAGCATATCTCCGGATAGGTCTGCACCGCTTGCAAAGCCATCGTTGATAACCTTCATCGCTTCCTCTCCAGATAGGTGGTAGTTAGCCATGAGATTGTCAGCCGTTCCTAGAACGTCCTTGAAATCCTTTCCCATCGTGTCCGCTGTGGCTGCGATGCTGTTCCTCATCGTCTCCAATGCTTCCCCGGTGTAGCCAGTGAATTCCTTTGTCAGTCGTGTGGCTTCCATCAATCCCTTGTTGTAGTCATAGAACCATTTGAAAGCCATTCCGACACCTGCCACACCTGCCATGGCGAGGAAATAAGGATTTGTAAAAAGTCCGAGAACGGTTGTTTTGAATGCTCCTATCCTCGTTGATAGCTGCCCGATTAGTCCGTCACTCTTTCCTGCCATATCCACGATAGCTTGGAGGGATGCGCCAAAGCGAGAGTTGCCGAAGATGGCTTCCGTGATTGCGTTCTTGTAGTTACCTACGCTTCTCTGGTATAGCTGGATACCCTCTTCCACCTCCTTGATGTCGTCCGTCAAAGCGTTGATGTGGTTTTGCAGTTCCTTGCCCTTTGCACTATCTCTCTCTGCCTTACTCATTTCCGAATAAGCCTTGGTTAGGTTCGAAAGTTCTGCACGCATCGACTTTAGACTGCCTTCCTGCTGTTCCTCTTGTCTGATGCTGTTCTGCACCTCCTTCTGCAGGGCACGCACGTTGTACTGGTACTCTTTGATGGTTGCGTTGATGGCTTCCGTCTGCACCTTGTATTCGTTGCGTGATATAGTGCCGTCTTTTTCCTGCTGCTGCAAGTCCTTGATGCTTGCCTTCAACTGGTCTATCTTTTCCTTGTATCTGATGATGCCATAGATTGCATCCTCGTACTTGACCTTGATGTCAAGTATCTTCTGTTCTTCTGTTGTCATTGTTTCTTTGTTTAATTGTTCAACTCTATCATTGTAACCTCACAATATCCGCTGCTTGTTGTCTTGATTTCAAGAACCGCAAAATACGCTCCGTACTGCGCAAGGTACACTGGCTTCGTTTCGTCAAAATCTAGTATATCCAAGTCCGACAGATTGAGCCGTTCCGTGATTACGTGCGCCCTGGCGATACTTGCTGCAAGCTGCTTGTACTTCGTATCAAATATGTTCTGAAGGTCAATACCAAATCGAAGTGCAGCTTGCTCCTTATCATCTCTTAGCGTCATTATTCGCTCCTTGCATCCCTTATACTCTCCACCATTCTTCATGCCGAAAGAATCAAGTGTTCTTATCGGTATGCGGTTGTCATCGCTGGCTGCAAAAGGTAGCGTCCACGTGTCCTGCTCGTAGTCCAAAGTCTGGTTGCTGATTGCGAGGTCTGCATCATAGTCTCCAGTTGTCTCTTCGTCTTCCTTCCACTTGTAGCGGTTGTGCTGCATGAAGTCAGAAACGGTATACTCGCTTTTTCGTGGCGAGCCTTGGCGATCATACGGAATGAGTTTTCCGCTCCAGTTGTAGGCATTCGCCTTGTTGCTCCAGACGCTGGAAAACATAACGAACTGTACTTGCGTGCTATTTGTCAGCTGTCTAGGGAATGTGCCAGTTATCAAAGCCAAAAACTTAATGAAGTTTGTTACCTCGATTTCAGGCAGGTTTATGCCAATAGGGAAACTTCCACCAATCGGAACGCTGTCCCCACTCTTGACGCTCGCAGTGATTTTGCCGCCATAAACGGAAGGCATGTTGACTGTGTTTATTCCGTACATGATAGTCTCAAACGTCAGTACATCGTCCTTCTTTAGCGATATTGTGTTTGTTCCTGCCGAAAGTAAATAAAGATAGCCATCAATAGCATATCTGCGTAGTACGACCGGTAACTTCATCTGCCCATCCTCGTATTTCAAATCTCCGAACTCGTATTCCTGCGTGGATGCCTCACCTCCGGTAGTGCTTGGCGTTGTCACGGTCATTTTCACGCCCATAGGCACCTGAATCTCCGCTGCGTCATCAAACTGATGTCTGACGTAGTATTGCACTTGCACATCAAAGGTCAGTTCGCAATCCTTCGTTATCGTTAGTTTCTGTACATCGCTGCCAGTGCTTGGTGTGACTGATGTCAATGAGTTGTTGACGGAAAAGGAAAGCGCACCCAGTCCATCACGGCTCTTAACGTCTGCGGTCAGATTACCAATAATTGTCTTGTTGTCTGCCTTGTTATTGATGATAGGCACAACGAGGTTGTTCAACATCTTCTTTGCTTCATCATCCTGCCAAACGAAAGATACGCCCGACTTCCTCGCTATCCTTGACAATAGCCAGTTTACGGTCACACATGGCTGCAAGAATTTTGGGGACGTTTTATATTCATCCACCGTCACATCATCGCCTACGAAATCCTCCTTATTATCGCCATCTATCATTTCGTGCATAGGTGTCAGCCCGGTAACTGATAGCGACAGAGTGCTGTAATATTCGGCAGGTGCATTCACTACGAGGTATGCAGCTCTAGCCTCTCCTCTGATGGTGTATACTTCCAGCGTCTCATCTTCTCCGCTCACGGATATAACCCGCATGTACTTATCCAGCACCGCATAGCTTCTGTAATCGCCCTTTCCTTGCGCTTGCACATTTGCCGTTGATGATGGCAAGAAAGGGATAAGAGCACAGATCATGTTCGATGCGCTCTCTATATTTCCGCTTATATACTTTCCGACCTCTGTGCCTGTTCTGATGCGTCCACGGCTAGGCGAGTATTGTGTCGTGGTATATTTATTCCTCTGCACCAAATTAATGCCAAAGTTATCTTTGCTCTCAATTCGGTATGGATTGTAATAAGCAAAGAATATCCCATTGCTCACGGCTTCCTCCCTGGTGTTTGGAGTGTTGTACTTTTCAAAAAGCACTCTGTCTGTCACTCCCAGTTCATTCAGTTTCATTCCGCTCTCCAGTAACTTGGAGAACGCTGGCATTATACCCCAATAGATTGAGGTCTCGATATTTTCCTCGATGCTCAGAACGTTCAAACGTCCGTCCTTGATAATTTGCACACCTCCACGGAAATAACTGCACTTATGGAAAATATAGGGGTATCTGCTGCCGCTCTTCGGTCTGTCCGCTTGCTGCAATACTGAAAGATTATGCACCGTCCGTGGTAACTGGATGGTGTACGTGTAGTTTGAGGTCATTTTTGTGACGTCACGAAAAAGGTTGCTCTTGATGTCGAGCACCACATCGGTGTTCTCCGGCAAGTCCATCAAAACACCGTCAATGTAAAGTTGCTGGTCTATCATAGTCTCTGAACGTTAATGTTGTTAATAATCATTTCGCACACGAAATCCTGCAAGCAAGCTGTGCTCTTCGTGTAGCTTCCTGCCTTGATTGTTACGCTCATCCACTGGTCTTCCTCTTGCGTCCAGTCTCCCCCTAGGTACATGTCAACGACTGGGCTGCTGGCTAGGTCTTGTAACATATCGAACGTATCACTGTCAACCAACGGAGCACAAAGTTTGATTGAGTCCGTACGATCATATCCCTGCCTTCTTCCATTATCGCCATAGTAGCCGTATAGATAATCGGCTAAATTGTTGCGTATGAAACTCAGGTCGCTGGCTATCTCCCTCGTTTCCTCCCCAGCCGCAAAGAGCCAATAGCGGATGAATCCGTGACGGTCAATCCAACGCAGATAGATACCACTCTCAGCATCGTCTCTGTCGATGCGTAACAATAGTGACTGCTTACCTCCGGTGGTTAATCTGAAAGTAAGGTCGAAAGTATTGTCAAATGTTCCCTGCTGAATCTCTCCATCATAATCGTATATGTTCCAGTATTTTGCGCCACTAGGCAATATGCCTGCGTAGAAATCCACTATACCGTTAACCGGAATCTTCAGTAGCTCATTGGGTGCTCCCTCGTAACCGATTAGTAGGTTTGCGTTCAACTTGCTTAAGTATATGCCAAAGGTGAACGGATAATGAGTAAACCATGTAAGCCGTTTGTAGCCGTTCCACGTCTCACCATACTTTGGTGCGCCCCAAACCATGTTCGTAGTGAAATCGATGCTCGCAAGCTGTCCGTCTCTGTCATCGTATGCGTTGACCTCGATGCCCACGAGAATGTTTAGAACGCTGGTGTCATAGCCTATTGTCCAATCATAGGCTGCATTGATACGTCCGTCAAAAAGAGCTTGCACGTATGTCTTGAAGTCTGTTATGCACTCACCGTTGAACGCCTCGACATCGTAGGCTCGTTCCTTGTTGCCACATCTGATTATTACCTCAATCCACGAAAGGTTACTTCCACTTGCTTTGATAATGCAAGGCAAAAATGCAAAGTATACTTCATCGGGGTAGAAAAAAGAATATCCGTTGTTCACTGTCTGTCTCATACCGTCTCATTGTTAAGTTTGATACTTCCCACCGACTGGTGGATTAAGAAAATAAGTCGCTGCCCCAGCCGCTTCATCGTGTCGGGCACAACATTGCTGTATACGTCAGCCCTGCCGCCCGTCCGGTGCAGTTTAGAACCCTTATTTGCGATGGCGTGGGCGATGGCTCCTGCCATGCTCATGTCGCCACGCTCTTGTGGTGTATACTTGTGCTGTCGCTTGGTTTTGTAGGGGATAAGTCTGCCGTGCAGTCCCTTGTCCTTCATCCACTGCCGGATGATGCCAGCAAAGCCGTAGGGTATCTTGCCAGCCCTTCGTCCGGTCTCGAGAACCCCGAATGGCTTGTGTCCCCAGAGGATGGTTTCGTCCTCGCTGGGCTGCTCCACCTTTAGGCTGGCGATTGTGCGCCCCGATACGTTCTGTCCGTTGATACGTATGTGGTTGATGATAAGCTGCCGTGCTCTCTCCACTTCCTCCCTCATTATCATCGATGCCGCCTTAGGGTCGAATTGAATACCTCCCTTGCTCATACCTCACACCCTCCTATGCTCTGTGTCAGCTGAAGGGAGTACATTACGCCCGACACGATCGTGCTCAGCCGCTCGATGATGGTCTCGTAGTACTGCTGCCCTTCCAATGGTTCGAACTGGTGCGACTGGTTGATGGCTCGTATCATCCTTGCCCCTGCCACCTTCATTCGGTCGATGCACTCTCCATTGTCTTCTCCTTCCGCTGCCCTCGGTACGGTGTCGAGATAAGCCAGGGCAACGTTCACGGTGTCGTATACTCTGCCGTTGCGTATCTCTGTCGTGCCGCTGGCTGGGATAATGCAGACGATTGCCGGATAGTTCAGTTTCTCTAGCTTGGTGTCTGCTGTGTCCCAGTCCTCGAAAAGGTAGGTGTAGTCTGGTAGCGTGTCTGCTGCCAACTGCTTTAATGTTTCTCGAATTGTTGCCATAATTATCTAGATTTACGTTTCATTTCCTCTGCCTGCAACTTCTGCAGGTTCCGCTCGTACACGCTTCTCTTGTTGTCCATTTCCATGCACTTGTAGATGCGAAGCCATGGTGTTTTTAATACTTGGTCGTGGTCGCTGATGCCCATCCTTACCGCATACCAGTCCAGCATGCCGAACAGTCCGAACCGCAGGGTATCGATGCCTGCCTCCTTCTCCAGTCGTGTTGGCTTCGCTGTGTCTGTACTCTCGAAGAGTTTATTGATGCGCTCCACCTCTGATGTTACCCAACCGATGAGCATAACAACATCAACCGCCCTAGCCTGCTCCACTTCCTTGTGGCTCAGACCGAGGACGGTTGTCACTATCTGATACAGACTTTCCTCGCTGTCTGATAGCTGGGAAAGGTCTATTAGCTGCCCGATGGATAGCTGATTGAGATTGTCGGGCACTCGTTTCCCTCCGACAAACGCTGGTCGTGGCTGCTTGCCGATTTTGTAGCTGGTGTGCCTAGCAACTGCCAGCCAGTACTTGAATGTAGTGTTATTATCCATACGCTTTATATTTTTTGTCGTTATCTTTGCCTTAATACGTGCGCCCTAGCCGTTCCATGGCTCGCTACGGATAACTTCTTTAAGGCTACGTATCGTATTGCGTCTATGCCGTGGTTGAATGCGTCTATAGGCTGGTTCGTTGTCTCTCCATCCCTTGACTTTTTCCACTTGTATTGCTGCATGTTCCCGATGATGCCGTGGCTGCGTCTTGTTATGTTGATGCGGAAACGCTTCAAGATGTCGATGCCGTTGTTGATACTGTCCGCTCCCTTGGTGCTGCCTATTATCCACAGCCCTCGGTTGTGTATCTCCTGAATGCTCTTAGGCTCTGCCGAATCCGCAATGATAAGGTCTCGTTTCGTCCGTCCTTGCTCCTTGCATCGGTCTGCGATGTCATCGTTCGTCATTCCAGGCTGGTAGATTTCTTCATCCACCCATAACTCTCCGTGCGCCAATATAACGTGCTCCAGCGCAGTTGGGTCGTTGGTGAATCCGAAGTCCATACCCCTGCATTCCATCTTCCACTCCTCCCTTGGTGGCAGCTTGTCAACGATGCCCCAGTTGGTGAATATAAGTCCGGTAATCTTTCCGGTCAATCCTCTTGCATAAACTCGCCACAGTTCTGGGTCGTCAATCTCTTCAATTTTCTTGTGCTCCTGCTCAGTCAGGAATCGGTTGTTCCGGTGGTCGCTCAGTATCAGACGGCAGTCATCCCTGCCGATGATGTTGTTGTGCACCCAAAACCTTGCACTTGGGTTGTAGTCTATGAACACCTGCTTACGTGTTCGGATAGCCAACTGCCAAAACACTTCGTAGGGCACACCGTTCGCCTCGTTCACGAACAGATAGTCTCGCTTACCGTTCTTCGCATCCTGCGCATCTTGATAACTTTTGAACTCGATGATTGAGCCATTCTTACCTCTGTAGCTGCTGTCGCTCTTGTTGTTCTTGAACCAGTCCAGCAACTCTGCCCTTGTGTGCAGGATGGTGTCGAGGTCTCGCATGGCTCCCACCTTTAGGTTCGGGAGGTCTTGACCGCACACCGTGATAATTGCCATCGGATGCTCAAAAGAAAGCACTATAAGACGCTGCATGATGGTGTATGTCTTCCCCGAGGACGTGCCTCCTTGGTTTACTAGAAACCTTGGCTTCACGTCCGCATTCGGGTCATACAGTTCACCAATAACGTCAAATAGTGCCATTCTTTCAAACAATAAAAACTTAAAACAAAATTATGGTTAAATTATTCCTTATCCAATCCCTCACGCTCGATTACTTCCTGCTCGCTGGATGCACACTGGTGTCCGGAGTTGACGTATCGAACCTCGATGCCGCCTTGGAAGCCTGCGTTCAGGTCGAGCACGACCTTATCCAGTCCGAGCAGCTTGCAAATCTGCGTTTCTGCCTTGATGATGATGTCGAGGTAGCGTGGTTCTCCGAATCCTCGCTTCTCGGCATCGTACATTATCGCCTTGACGGTCTCGATTGAAATCTGTTTTCCTCGCTCATCTAGGATTGGCAGTCCATGCTGGGTTGATTTCTGCAAGTGGTAGTCTTCCTTGGACTTTTCCCAGGCTTCCCAGGCTTCACGTATCACCAGCTTCAACCTTGCAACCTCGCTTGTTATCTTTTCGTCCGTGTCGGTCAGTCTCTCTTCCCTCCACTCCTTCAATAACCGCTGAATGTCGCAGTGCGCTTGATTGTATTTCGGTCTGTCGAGCCGCTTGCGAACCTCTGCCGTGATTTCTCGCTCCGTCCATCCTCTTCGGTATAGGGGTGCGATAATCTGCAGGCGGTTTTCGATGTCGATTTTCTGCGCTCGATGTTTATTGTTGTTACCTTGTGGCATATTTTGATTCCTTGAAATTTATTTGATTTTTTATAAAAATTCTACTTGAAAAACTTGCATATTTCAAATAAATTTCGTATCTTTGCAAACGTAATAAGGGAAGAGTCCTTATTTACTGAAACCCTCCGAGGATGAGGGAAAAGTAAAATGAAATCCCAAAGCCTTATGAGAACTTACATTTCGATTAGGATTTGGAAAATCAAAATAACCTTCACGATTGAGCTCTGAGGGTTTTGATTATTCCAAGGGGTGGTGCTCGAACCACCACCCCACTTTGGGATTTCGTTTGCAAATTTACGAATTAATTTTCATATCACCAAATTTTTAACATTATGAGTACTACGAATGAAACTACCTCCAAATCTTGGGGAGGTGCTCGCAAGGGTGCAGGGCGAACGAAGAAATACGCTGCAACATTCTATTTCGGTGCTACCGAGGACGTGGCTAACATCTTGGCAGGGGTCGATAAGAAAGACCGCAGCGGCTTCATCAACCAGTGTATTCTCAAAGCGATGGGCAGGGGTTAATCTCCTGCCTTTTTCGTTTCCGCTCCCTTGGAGGTTATTTTCTGCGAATTTCGTGCACACGGCTCGAACGTTTCAATCACGCTTAGTTATGCGCATGGTTTGAGAACGTGCCGCATACGCCCGCATATCGTCTCATCCGTTTATTATCTCCCATTCCCCAGTGGCTTTTACCAGTTGCGCCATCGGTGCTTGGTCTGAGTACTCGCAGCTGGGGTCTTGGTTATCCCATTGCGCAATGAACTGCGATTTAGGGAAAGCCATCCGCAGGCAGATTACGGTCTCACCGCTGCCAGTCGGTATGCTGTAGGTCTGCCCATCCTTGATGATGTCGGAAAAAGTCGTTCGGTACTCCGCTGCCAGTTGGTTCATCATATCCATTGGCAGGTGTCCGCTCGTTGCATCGAAGGAATCGGGGAAGGTGTTGCGTATCTCGTTCATGCTCCACCAGCGGTTCGCAATTAAATCGCCACCGGGAGAAATTTCCACGCAGGGGATGCCTGCCTCCTTGATGGCTCTTGATGCGTTACCGCATGAGAAGCAGACGCAGCGGTCGATGTGGTTCTCTTCCATGTGCCGCTTGATGATGCAGGCACGGATTGTTTTTGCCCTTTGGCTGATGTCAATCATCTGTGCCTTCATCGCTCTGCCCTCCTTCCTCTGCTGGTTGTTCTTCCTCGCCTGCTGGCGGTGCTACGCTGTTGAAGGTGTCCGCAAGCTGTTGCGCTTCTTCCTCGTTGTATTCGATAGGCTGGAAATGGTCTTGAACGTGTTTCGGGTCGCCCTTGTAGAATACCAGAACGTTGGAGTGCATCTTTTCGGGCTGTCGCATATCCTCGAACGTCTTCTTGATTTCGTCCATTTCGCCTTTATAGAAAACGAGCACGTTTTGGTGGCACTTCTGTGTCTTGCGTGATTTCATGCCTCCGTCTGCTCTCAGGCATCGGGTCGCAACCTGCTCGATCAAGATAAGTTCGTTGTAATAGTGAAGACCGAGCCGCAGGAAGGTAGAGATATTGTCTCCGACGAAATTCCGGTACTCTCCGTTCTTCTTGTTTCGTACTTCCCCAATCTTGACAACCAGGAATGAGCCGTCTTTCATCTTGTCAACGCATTGTCTGAAGATGTTTTCGTACTGGCTCATGAACTCTTCGTATGTGCCGAGTGCGCTCATGTCTTCCTTGCTGTAGACTTCCAGGTCGTAGTATGGTGGCGAGGTGAAACAGAGGTCGAAATCGCTGTCAGTGATTATCTGCCCGATGTTGTTTGAATCACCGCAGAAATATTTCACGCTGCCGTAATCCTTGGTCGCTTCTGTGTTGATGTCGACCTGCTCCTTGCGGATTTCCACAGCTTGATAGTCGTAGCCTAGCGTGCCAGCAACAACGCCCTTGGTCTGCTCTCCTCCGAATGGGTCGATAATCTTTCCGTGTGGCTTGCAGAACCATCGCATGATGATTTCAGCCAGTACTGGGTCGAAAAGGCTTGTACCCTGCGCCAATACGCTACGGTCTGCCTTGGCTTTCTCTTCGGGCGATACATAGTTCTCGAGATACTCATCGAAAGAGATGCCTTTCTCTTTTCTGAACTTCTCACTCTTGGAGTACAGTTCCTTGTATCGCATTTCCTTGGAACGGACGAGGGTCTGTTCACGGCTTGCCCCGATGTCCTTGCTGGAAACGATGGCACGCCATTGCTTCTTGCGCTCAACCCAGTAGCCTTGGCGTGTGTCGAGGATTGAGAAGGGAGGAACGATAAACTTATCCACTAGGCTTGGCTTCGGTGCTCCTTCTCCTTCCGTTGGAGTATTGCCCCCCTCCTTTTGCTCATTGCTGATGCCTGCCATACCGAGAATCCATTGTGGGATTGCCCAGTCGGTCAGCGGCTGGTCTCCGAACTGGTTTGCCAGTTCTTCTGTGTTCCAGTCTCCGAAGCCAGCATTATCCTTGATGATGAATTCTTTCTTCTGCGCTTCCGTTAGGTCGGATGCCTTGACGATGGTTGCAGTTGGCTGCTCCTTCCACTGGCTCCAGTAGTTGGCGATTGCCAGTTTCTCTGCATCGGTCAGCCGCTGGTCTGTGTCGAGAACGTCCATGATGCCTTCGGGTGTCATGCTCACGATGTGGCAGAGTGCCCTCGTTCTCATATTGCCACCCAGTGCCTTGTAGGTTTCGTCTACGACTATCGGGCGAAGCTGGAGCATCTTAGGAAATACAAGGATGCTCTTTACCAGCTTTTGGAAATTCGCCTCTGTTATGGTTCTAGGGTTCGCTTCGTTCTCGCTGACCCTCGATAGTGCGATTTCTTCTGTTTTCATTTTCTTCTTGTTTTAAGTTCGAAAAACTGCTTATCTGATAAACATTGGCGCAAAGATACTACTTTTTTTGCTTTAGTTGTTCGCTCTTTGCCCACTTTTAACTTTTTCCAACACTTCGTTTTATTTTATCCATCAAAGGCTCTAATGGTCTTCTGCAGGGTTGTCTGCGGTTTCTTCGGCATCACTCTGACCGGGTATCCTGCACAGACCCATGCGAGGAGAAGTGCGTCTCTCTGGTCTTGGTTCATTCTCGGCAACTTTTGTCCTGCGCTTACAAAATAAGCAATTTCGTCCTGCGTGATTTTTCCGTCCTTCCCCTTCCAGCATTTTTTCAATGGCTTGATGATTTCGCAGGGGATATTGTAATGCTTGCAGCACTCGACAATCAAGATTCCGGTCTGATGGTTCATTCCGGTAGAGCGTCCGATTGCTGCTGCCTTGACTGCTGTCATGAACCGATTAAGCACATGCCAATTGCTCTTATTAAGCCAGCCGCCTTCAATAACGACCTTAATCTTTTTGCAACTCTCGTTCATAGCCTTGAGGTAATCTATCAAAGCTGGGAAGTTCATTTTATAGGCGAGAAACTTCTTGTCGTCAAAGACTGCTCCAACTCCGCTTTCCAGGTTGTCGGGGTCGATGCCAATTATAACTGTTCCTTTTTCCATTTTTTTCTTTAAAGTAATTATTTCGTTTAAATTTCGCGTATAAGCGTTTATTTTGTTTTGCTGGTGTAGTTTATTACTCAACACCCTTTACGTGCGCATATACGTGCACACATGCGTTATTATCCCTATCTTTCCCCCTACCCCCTTTCTTTCCCTTCTTTTTGGGCGATAGAGAAAGCTGGCAGGGATTCCGGAAGTTGTCTGCGGGTGCAAAATAAATGAATAACAAAATGTATATGTTGCAGGGTTCTTCCTTCTTCCACCGCCAGCCGAATGAATAAAAGCATAATTTTCTAACGATTTCTTTTTCTTACTTCTTCATGTACCACCTCGCTTTCTTTGTTTGTTGTCAGACTTCGGAAGATGCGTTTCCGGCTCTATATTTTTTTTCAAGAAATGTTATAAGATTTTTACTGAAGAGCCTATCTCCTTCTGTCCTCGCTGGTTAAAAACTCTATTAATGAACTCACGACCGATTATTCTTCTTGTTCTCTAGCAGCCATGCCAGATGCGCTGCCTGCTGCGGATTCTTGAACATGGAAAGAGCCTTGTCTATGTCCGGTTTCTTCCTCTCACGCATCGCTCTGTCGGCTACCCGGTTCTTCGTACCGTAATTCCGGTAGTGCTTACTCCAGTACTCCTTTTGATACGCCCGGTATTTTTCCCGGTTTCTCTTTCGCCATTCCTTCGTGGCTCTGAGGATCTGTTCCCGGTGCTCCTGGTAGTACGTTCTGTTCTTCTCCTTTGTTGCGAAGTCGCTCATTGCATTCAAGTATTACCTGATGTTCTACATATTGCTTGCGTGCCGGGCAATAGATGCCATTTAAGCAGTTTCGCCCGGCATCGCAAGCCTTGCATAATTCACTCGCCATACGTCCACTAGAATGGGTCTGACGTGAAGGTGAGGTGCTCATTGCCCTCGAATGGGATGCAGAAGGCGAAGTCCGCTACTTTTCCGCTTTGGATGGGCAAGACATTATATCTATAAATTGCTCCCTCTCCACGGTCACTAACAAAGAAGGCTGGCTGCCAATTGTATTCCTCTCCATTACTCACCAGCACCTTGTCGAAGGTCTTGAAGGCTGACTGCTCCTCGCTCTTCTTTTCCTTGCTCTTCTCCCATAGGTAATAAGCCTCTCGGAACGTGCAATATTCGTCATCTGTTGCTTCTCGCAGTTCCTTGTTAACGCTGATACGCAGGTCGAAGGTTTGGTCGGTCACGAACTTCTCGTTCTCGATTTCGTACTGGTTGCCGAATGTCAGCGTATCTTCGCTTTCGTTCTTGTCGATGAGTTTACCGATGATTGTCAACTCTCCGTCCTCGTCTTCCTCTTTGAAAACGTAGAGTTTGCCGATTTCAAACGCTGGCTTCAAGTCCACAATCTGTTTCTTCTCAATATCCCAGCGTTTGCCTTTCTTTTCTAGAGCTGAGAAGAGCTGTTCTTTCTCTCCTTCTGTGGCAAGGCGAATTTCTACGATACTTTCTTTGCATATTTTTAATTTACCAGAGGTATCTAATTTCTGCGTTCTAGGGACTAGTGAAACGTGGTCAAATAAGTCACCATTCTTTTTAGAGTATTTAAAGATTTCAATAAAATTATCGCCCTGGCATTTTACAAACAAAACATCTCCCTCCTTGAACTCAGGCTGAGGTTTCTCAATCTCCAGAGTTTCACGGTTCAACTTACCACCAAATCGCTCTTCGATTTCTGTTACATAAATTTCAGAATCTGCACGGTTCAATTTTTGGAAGGTATTTGTAGAAAGATTACCTTCGTTCTGATACCATTTGTCTTCATAACAATCATGCGCAAACTTTCCCTTAAAAGCTCGGTAAGTGTTGTCCTCAAAACCATCAAAGATTGTATAGTACGGCTTCTTTCCTTCGTAACAAATAAGCACGTCTCCCTTCTTGAAGAACTTGCTCCAGTCTCTCATTTCCTTTGATGGGAAAAGCAGGACTTCTCCTTCTTTATAGATTTTTCCGTTCTTGTCGAAAAAGTGTTCTCTTCCAGCTTCGTCCTCAGTCCAGATTGCTTTCGCACTGTCCTTGTCGTTTGCCATTCCACTGTGCCACACCCTTCCGCATTTTGGCGTGTACAACTCTGTACCATACTCTTCATCTTTGAGTATCTCATAAATATCAATATCTTTCTGTTCCATTGTCTGAATGTTTTTATTGTTTATAACTTAACGTGTCCGAGTTTAAAATAAAGTTCCAGCAGTTCCTTGGTATTGAGCCAGAAATCGGTGTTGCCAACGTATACGTGATGTCGGTGTTCGTCCGTGATGATTTCTATCTTTTTCATATTTTTTTATTTAAAAAGTTCCTGCTGTGGATGAATGATGTCTGCTCGCTTCTTCTTAGCTGCCCAGAGAAGTAGGTTGGTGTTCTTGGTTCCAGCATTCTTCCCGAGGTATTTGATGATGCAGGTCAGGGCATCGTGCTCCGCTTCTTTCTCATTACCGTAGAAGATGCTGAGAGTGTCATATCTACTCGGGTAGGCAACCGGACTGTCATATCCGTACTTTCCCTTCTGAATGCTGTAGCCCCATATCCAGCCGAACTGGGTGTTGGCGGTCATTACCTTCCATCCCCAGTTGTCTACACCCTCTACGGCATATTCGATTACGTGAGGATTGATGCACTCATCCTTGATGTTGTACTTGAAGCCTTCATGCTCTGCGACAGACTTCTTGATGTCGTAGCCGTTATCGGTCAACCATTTAAACCAGTCGTCTGAGGTTTTGAACACAAGCCCTGCGGCTCTGCATTCGTGGAAAAACAACTCATTCATGGCTTTCAATCTCTATAAAGTGACACTCGGCACAAAATGCGCAAGCACAATACTCGCCCAGTTCCTCTTTATCAAGGGCACAAACATTGCAACAACTTTCGTCGCAAGTATCATTCTTAACTTTGAGAACCTTGCCTTCTACATTCAGAAGCGTACCTTCCTCGAAACCCTTGGCTATTTCGTCCGGTTCATTAATTACAATTACTTCTTTTTCCATAATTCTTTTGTTTTAAGTGTTTAAAATCTGTTTGCCTTATAATTTACCGCCCGAAGCGTGAAAACGTCCCAGAGCGGCTATTTTTGCCCTCATCCGTTATTTTTCGGGCTTCCAGTCTATACCCAGCCGCTGTAGAACTCCACGTTCGTAGTATCTTGTCAGCGAATCCTTTGCAGGCTTGTTGTTCGGGTTCTTTTTCAAGTCTTCGAGGTTCTGCTGGATTACCCACCGGAACTTGTTGTCTTGATTCTGCTGGCTCGATGGCTGCTGGTGCTTGGCTTGCTCGTAGAGTTCACCGATGCTCGGACGTGCCGTTGCCGCTGGATCCTGCGCCTTGGCTGCTGCCGATTGCGGCTGCTGGCTTGCTGCTGGCTCGTTGTTGAAGTTGCCTTCCAGCACCTTTGCGAAGTTCTGCTCATTACCGAATATCCAGTCGAACTTGCCGAGCCAGCCGTGCTTGTTGTTGCCGTTCATGAAGTCAGATGCCATCGCAATGTCAATTACCCGGTACAGAGTTTTCACGTCTCCCTTGCATTGACGAACCCTTGCCTTAACCATCACCTTGCGGTTCTCGGTCATGAGCGTAATAGGCGGCATCGCACTCTTCGTCTCATCATGCTTGCGGTTCCAGTATTCCTTGACGGCAGCATAGTCTATCTTTTGAGATTTCGAAACCTTGCCGCCACCGGGTGCTTCGGTCTTGACCGATGCACTCTGAATACCTTCTTTAGAAGGTTTATTATTATCTGCAAGTTTACTTGCATCACTATCACTATCACTATCACTATCACTATCATATAGGTATCGTGTCGTATCATTTGGTATACGTTCGTATACGCTCGTATCGTTTGGTATACGTTCGTTTTCTTTGGTATTATTCGTATTCGATTTATTCCATCGTTTACGAATGTTCTCCCGATTACGTTCGCATTTCTTTTGATACTTCTGCTGGTTTCTATCAATCTTGTCTTTGATAAAGACGAAAGCCATACGTACGACTGGTTCTAGATTGATAACCTCGCCATCCCTTGCGTATATGAAGAGTGCCCGGGTCAGTTGCCCGAGTTGCTCGTCCGTCAGCCCCTCGATTAGTTGATAGTCTGATGTGTATAAGATGAATGAATCGTTCATAATTTTATTCTGATAATGATAGTTTCTTTTCCAGCTTCCGTTTGAGCACGGTAGCCATACGGATTTTGTTCCGCTGGCTTGTGTCGGTCGGTGCTGTCACTTTCCCACCTAGGGAAATATAATTCTCCAGTTGGGAAATTATATTCCTTAGGTCGGTCTTTGATATTGGAACGCTAGCCATAAGCCCTGACTTTACTTGATGAGAAGTCTTCTTGCTCCCTGCACCTGCTTGATGTAGGCAGCGCATTCCTCCGGATGGTCTGTCTGAAAAGCCTTGGCATCGAACTTCTCGCTTGCCTTCGGTGCTTTCCACGTTGCCAGCGTCTTGCCGTTTCCGTCCACGATGCTCTCTGCGTCCCCGAAGAACAGCTTCAAGTTGTCCTCAATCTCTTTCTGTCGGTTTTCCAGTGCCTTGCCCTTCTCCTTGATGTCCTTCAACTCGATGAGCATGTCTCCGATTTCTGCTGTGGCTTCAATCTCCTTTCCTGCCTTGTGCAGTGGTGACTTCAAAAGAACGTCTTGTGCGCTGTATGCAGGTGGCTCTTGGTTGCCAACGATGTAGTCAAGCCAGAACTTGGTTATCTCGTCACGCATCCATCCGAAGAACTCGGGGTCGAAGTCGATGTCACGGTAGCCGAACTCCCTGCCTGCTGTCAGCCAGGCAAGTGCTCCGTCCTTGTATTCGCCCACTCCGAGGTTCATTTGCAGCTGGCAGAACCAATGTTTCGGCAGGTCGTCTGCGTCTATCTGCATCTGCGTTGTCTTGCACTCGAGGATGCTCTTGCTCGCTTCGTTGTGCGTTGCCCCGGTTCTCCAGAAGGTGCGGTCTGGACTTACTCTCAGATACGGAGTATCGGTGTTCGTGATGGTGTAGTCGTCCGTGCTCGCCTTAATGATGTGGCAGTGGCTCTCTCGCTTGAAGAACTGCGCCACGGCATCCTCCAGCAGATGTCCTGCAACCATCGCAAAGTTCTCAACCTTTGGTGGGTCGATACCCTTCTTGCGTCTCCACAACTGGTATGGTGTTTCCCATGGGTTCAGTCCCAGTACTGTACCTGCCTCTGATGCGCCTATTCCCTTTGAACGGTTCTGCAACCACTCCTCTCTGCTTTTATATTTAATTATCTGCTTCATTGTCTGAATGTTTTATTTATCAAAAAAGAATTTTCTAGCTGCTGTAATAACGATCGTGCGAAGGAATTTATCCCTTTTCATTGCTTGAGCAATTCCATCTGCGAGGTAAGCGGTTTTACCGTGGTAAGCAATATGGAAATCGAATCCTTGGTTTCCGTCTTCGTCTACATCACCAGTCGGCTCTATTACAGCCTGCAGATAGCATCTTTCTTCTTCGGCTTCTTCTGCCCATGCCTTGTAACCATCTGCGGTTCTGCTGAAGTACTTGTCGATGGTGCTCTTGTGTTTCTGATTGTTTTCTTTTTCTGCCATAATTTTTTACTGAATGTTTAAAAGTTGCCACGGCTTCCCTTGGTAGGTTGTGATGGGAGCCCACCCCATAGGTTGTGCCGTGGCGGTTCGGGCAAACGTTATAACATTATAAACTAAACTACTTCTTCGCTGCTGTGCCAGTCTTGCCTTGGCTGCGGCTCATTGCCTTCTCAGCCTTCTTCTGTGCGCTCTCGGCTGCTGCCTGCGCCTGCTGTGCGATTGCTTCCTGCTGCTTTGGCTTCTTGAAGGTCTCCTCTACGGTGGTCGTGCCTTCCTTGATAGCGTTGTACACACCAGCCAGTTTCTGAATGTCCTCTGCCGTGACTTCCTCGGCTGATTTCTTCCCGATGTAGTCAAGCAACATAAGGTCTGTTACCTGGTAGACTTGGAAGCAGGCTACACAACTCTTCCACTGGCTCGGCACGCCAGCCTTCTTGATGTGCTCGAGTGCTTTTTCCTGCACTTCCTTCACCACGCTTGCAATCAATACCTGCGGCACGACCTTGCAGATTGCGTTACGCTGGGCGATCGCCACGGCTGCATTGCCAACCACAACTTGCATGTCCTGCGAATAGGTGTACCCCTTCGATGTCAGAATGCTGCGCTTCACTTCCACGGAGTAGGCAACGTTGCTCTCGAGGTCGTGGCAAACACCCTGCGCTGTAATGGTCTTGCCATCGTTTGCGATGATGCGACCAGCGATGCGCAGGTTTTTCCAGCATGCGGAAATGATTTCCGTAAATCGGACGCTAGGACCCTCGATTACTGTTGTCTTTCCGTCCTTGCTTTGTCGTTCTAGGTGATAGAAGCAATTGTATGCTACATCATCGTCCATCGCTGCTAATGCCACCATGTTCTTCTTGCATTGCATGATGTCTCTCGGGAACTTGTGCGCAGTGGCAATCTGTCCGTCAATCTCCGAGCGGTTGATAGCTTCTAGCATTTCACCGCCGCTTACTTGAATAATTTCATTTTCCATAATTCGTTCTTTTTATTGTTCAACATAATCTTTTAATTAACTCTAGTGGAAGGCTGGGGATTCGAACCCCAGTTGACCCTAATATTATCCCACCCTTGCCTGCTGGTGGATGCCCTTCCGTTGCAGGGCGCACGCTGTCGTTTCCGCATATAGCATGGTAAAAACAACTAATTTTAGATAACCTTGAAAAATGAGTTTTGCGTGCGCCCTTTGCCCTGCCGCTGCAGGGAGCCATATAATAATTGTTTAACATCGTAATCAAACCAGTTGAGCCATAAGGCTGTCGAGCCTGCTTTCCTCGAAGGCGTCCATCGGGTCTTGGTCTGCGTATTGGCTGTTCTCCTCCAGCCAGTCGTCCATCACGTCCTGATAGTTGACGCAGCCCTCGATGGCTTCCTCCAGCCGCTCGCTGTCGTTGTTGCTATTCTTGTGCGTCACGACCGCTGTGTTCCCGGTTCTGTCGCACCATACGCAGATGTTGCCTGCCTTGGTTTTAATATCTACCCTTGCAACCGCTGGTCGCTGTGGGTCACGGTCTAACTCCAGCCAGATGGCATCGTACATTGCCTCTTCGCATTGTCTGATAATTCTTGGTTCCATATGCTCTTACCGTCTGATTAAATAGTTAAAGAATGTCAGACGTGCGTCCGCAAGCGTCTGCTTGTTGAACTCGCTCATAGGGAGAACCGGAACTCCGTCTAGTGAAAGACAAAGCATGTTGTCGAACTCCCTTACCTGAATGCGTCTTTCCGCTTCCTTCATGGTTGCCAGCCGCTTGCTGTCCTTTCGCTCCTGCTTCCACTTGGCGGTCAGCTGCTTCGCTTTTTCGTAGGCATTCATCATAGGGCAATCCTCCAGACTTTTTTAATCTCGCTGCCCTCGAAAACCTTGCGGTTGTCGATTCTGCGGAACTTGACCTTAATCTTACCAGCCTGCAACCATCTGCGCAGGGTGTTGCGATGGATGCCAAGCACCTTGCAGGTCTCTGTCATGGTGTATCTGCCTGCGTCTGCTACCTTTGGTTCTTCGTTCGTCATAACTAAGCCCTCCAGAAAATTAAAGTTACTAATGCGATGGCAACTGCCAGGGATAATACTTCGTCACTTGTGATAATCTCGATAAACTTCTTCATACGCTCTGAATGTTTAAATTGGTTCTACTTGATTATTTGCGCACGGCTGCACGTCTCTTCTTTGGTGTTATCAATCCAGCCTTAATGAGGATAACACGCACGTTCTGCTGGGTGCAACCAACACGCTGTGAAACTGCGAGCATTATTCTGCTGTCTGAGGTCTCGGCAGGTGCCTTTGCTCGGAAATCTGCAAACATCGCTATGATGTTCTTCTTTCTTTCGTCCTGCTGCTTCTGCAGTGGGGTTCTGAAATCATAATTAAAATTTTCTCCCATTTTCTTTGTATTTTAAATTATTTTGTTTATCTTTGCCAAAGAGTTTTTGAACTCGTTTTGTAATTCGAGTGCAAAAATACAAAAACATTTTGTAATATACAGCAATATACATAATGTTTTAATGTATTTTTATTGTTGTTTACAAATATTTAAAATATTAGTTATGTATGGCTACAAAAGAATACAATAATTTAGAAATAGCGAAGCGAGTTGAGATTCTTCGTAAAAGAAGTGGAATGTCCGTCAATAAAATGGCGACAGTGGCTGGTATTGATACTGGAAATCTGTCTCGCTCTATAAATGGGAAAGCGAGTTTTTCCGACCGTGTAATTTACAAAATCGCCCACGCTCTGAACGTCTCGGTTGACTGGCTGGAAAAAGGTATCGAACCGATGTTCTCTCCAACGGTTGCAAGTCCATCCGAAGTTGGTGCTGGCATCATTGGATCTAATATCAATGCATCGAATAGCAAGGGGGTCACTCAGACCATAGGAAACGATGCGGAAGTAGCTCTTTGGAAGAAGCTATACGAGGACAAATGCCAAGAGGTGGAAAAAGCAAATAAACGCATAGACCAACTGCTATCAATAATAGGAGGTAAATAATATGACTGGAATGGAGCTAAGAAGGTATGTTGAATACTCTGGGCTTACGATGAGCGATATAGCGAGGGAATTAGACACCAGCCCACAAAATGTTCGTTCAAAGATGATAAAGGAAAGAGTTAGTGCCGATTTTGTCGAAAGGGTCAAAAATGCGGTTTCAAAATGTGCTCCTCCAATACCTGACAAAATAAAGCAAGTAATGATTGACGAAAAGATGCATTATTGCGTAACTGGTGAGGGACTGAAAAGACGTATCAAATCATACGGAATACCTCTAAATTATATAGCCGCAGCTTTGGGGACTAGCCCTCAAAATCTAAGCGGAAGGCTAGGAGCAAAAAGTGTCAAACTTGATTTTGCCCAAAAGGTTGAAGATGTAATTCAAAAGTACAAAGAGGAGATAGGGACTGATTCTAATTTTCTTTTAGAGCAACCTGAGCCTTCAGAAGAACAAAAGCCTTCAACTATACTGGAATCGGTTTTGATGGCAAAAGTTGAAAGACTCGAAAGTGAAAATTCCTTCCTTCGAAAACAAGTTGAAACCCTGCTTGCCATTGTCGGGCAAAAATAATTTAGTAACTTTGCAGCGCAATGTGGATAGAAAAATTAGGCTCGTACTTCGTTGATGTGTCGAAATATATCTTGACTGGTGTCGTGATTAGTTCGCTATTCAAGGATTTCGAGGATAAAGTATTAATTTATATAGTTGGAATCGCCCTAGCCTTCCTCTGCTTGGTCGTGGGTCTCGTACTCAGCAACAAAAAGGATGGAAAGGGCAAAAAGGAAAAGGAGAAATAAGTTATGGGAGTATATTTAGCTTTCTTGTTTGTGGGAGTGCCTTGTATGGTGTTCCTCGCATTCTGTCTCACTAGAAACGGGAAAAAATGGCTTAGACAAAATAACTTGCTTTAGATTATGGAACTAGCAACTTTATTTATGTTCATCGGTGCTGTTATCGGCACAGGTCTCGTGATTTGGTCTAAGACGAAATCTGGCGAGAAATGGCTGCGTGAGCTTTAGTTCTCGCTCCAGGTACAATATCAACTAAAATTCTAAGTAACGATGAAAGAGGAGGATTTCATAGAGCGGAAGGAGAAGATTCTTCTTGCCGCCCTCGGGAAAAGCTGGCTATGGAAAGCCAGCAGGTTGATAATAGGTATTATCCCTCCAGTGGGTGCGTTTGTAATGTTGGTTCACTGTTCCCTGCTCTCCATGGGCTATAGGGTAAAACTCACAGAGTGGATATTCGACTGCTCGCTGTTCGGGTTCATTGCCTGGATCATCGTCAGCCTTGCCTATGGCTTCTGCTGGGTGCATCGGGCGTTCGCTACCTATGGAGTGCTGATTTCGTTCTGCATCGACTTCCAGCGTTCTTTCGGGTTCGGTGTCTTGCGCCAGCCGCTGCATCTGCTGATGGTCGCCCTAGGTCTGCTGCTCTTCTTCGTCTTCATCAAGAAAAAGGCTTGGAATGAGTTCTACGACAGAAATATAAATCATTTAAACGAAAAGTAATATGAAAAAGATAATAATGTTATTCGTGCTTGCGCTTGCGTGCGTGGGTGTGCGTTCGCAAACTCTTTTATCTAGGAGTTATGACGTTTCTCCAGTTATTAGCTACACCGTTTTTGAGCCGCAAAAAGACACGGTGTATTACTGGCAGATAAACAATGTTAATTCAGCTAAGATGATTGAATCTTTCTATCTTAGATTTCGTGGAAGAAACGAACTGCAAAGAACGCTAAAATTTCTTGTCTCACTTGAAGGTGAAGAAAAGGGTAGGACTTACAGACTTGACGACACGATTGACGGAAACGAGGTAACAACTGGAAAGGTAGAAGGTTTCCTCTTTATCCCATCCGCAGAAGGTGTTACCATCGAAAACAAAAAAGGGTTTCTTCCATCCTCATCATTCTATACCTACAAAAGTCTAGCTGATGTTGCCAAAGGTGGCTTTGATGAAATTAAAAGAAAGAAACAACCTCGGCAATTCTTGTTTGAATGAAGTATCTTAGTGTTCTTCTCGCCTACGAGAAATATTTGCCAGTGCTCACCCCTTCCGAGGTGGATGGGCTGCTGGCTTCTCGACCATCACTGGCTCAGTTGCAGGACTGGTCGCAAAGATTGAATAATCATCGGGCAAGGCTTGAAAGCGTTTTCGGTCGTGCCTACAAAAAGATAAAATAATATGGAAGATAAAAATCTGATGTCCGCTGATGTGGATATAGTAATTCGTTTCTTCTCTGCCATCGACCGCCTGAAGGCTGATGGTTGCATTGGCGGTCTGAAGACAATAACCGACCGGTATGGTCTCAACCGCTGGAACATCATGTCCCTGCGAGACGAGCCTGCCGAGTATTACGGTCGCTTCCGTCCGTCTTGGGTTCAGTTCCTGGTACGTGATTACCACATCAACCCATACTGGCTGCTCCTTGGCTCGGGAGAGTTTTATGCAACTGGTTTCACGTCCGAAATCGTGAAAAACCTGAATAAAAACTGCACAAGGAAAAAGCAGTCTGCATAAGTTTTTAATTTTCAATCATTTAGAATATACGTTATGATTTTAAGTACAACTTTACTGGTTTCCCCAGTATTTAAAGGGGTTCTCTGATGCTCTGATAACTTGAAAATGCCGCAATCATGCACCATGTTGCACAATTGCGGCTCTTAACGCTGAAAATAAACTGAACAAAAACTGCACGGAATTATGGCAACACTTAGACTATATTTAGATACGAGGGTAAAAAGGCAGGATGGTACGTTCTCCATCCGGCTTGCCGTTAACCATCACGGTGGGACTGCCTTCATATCCCTCAATCAATACTGCAAGAAAGATGAGTGGGATAAAAGGGCTTGCAAGGTGCGAAAGCGTCCGGATCGTGATGCTATCAACGACTTCCTTCTTGACCGTCTGAATTTTTATAATAGAATGATGATGAAGGCGCAATGCAGGGAAACATACCGTGGCGACATTACGGCTAGGGAACTCCGGGACTTAATAATGCTTGAAGCCGAGCCTGCAAGGGAGAAGGTCGCCCTGCTTCGTGATGGCTTCATTGCCTACGAGGGCAGGAATCTGAAAAAGAACACGATAAACAGATATAAATATACTTGGGCAAAGATTGAAGCTTTCCTTGGGAAGGAAAAAGCGGCTCTGCTTACATACGATGAGATTAACCGCTCTTGGCTTGAAGATTTCGATGCGTTCATGGCAAAGGAAGGCTTGTCTAGGAATACCAGATCCAGCAGGATGCTCTGTGTCGCAGCTGTCTTCAACTTGGCGATAGATAATGAGCAAACGAAAAACTACCCTTTCCGCAGGTACAGTCTCCGGCTTGAGGCAACGAAAAAGCGAGATTTGTCTGTTGAGGAAATCCGCTCTATCTTCGAAGCTGGTGGTGATGAACTGGTCGACATGTTCCTGCTGATGTTCCTGCTGATTGGTATCAATGTGAGTGACTTGTTCGCCTTGACAAAGGAGAATATCGTCCGTGGTAGACTGGAATACGACCGGGCGAAGACTGGTAGGCATTACTCCATCCTTCTTCATCCCGAAGCTCTCCGAATCATCGAGAAGTACAAAGGGGAAAAGAAGCTGCTTCGTTTCTCGGAGCATTTCAGGAACGTTGATGTTGCAACGGTCATGATTAATAAGAAACTTGCAAAGGTGCGCCCAGGGCTTACTACGTACTACGCTCGCCATACGTGGGCATCTATAGCCTTCAACATTGGTATACAAAAGGACGTGGTGTCGCTTGCGCTGGGTCACTCGTTTGGTGTCCGGGTAACTGATACCTACATCAATGCAGACCTATCGAGAGTAGATGAAGCAAACCGCAGGGTCATTGATTACGTGCTGTACGACAAAAAATAGCCTTATTTCTTGCGAATTTGGCGCAGAAACGGCTCAAATTGTTTTCGGGGATAGTTTTACGTGCTTACCACGTAAGCGGC